AATAAAGGAGTGCAAGCATTCACCCGGGCTATTTTGTCCGCGCCTTTGCTTGGTGTAAAATTTTGTACGGGAATCCCAATCTGTCTCAGCTCTTGGGTCAACGGCGTACCACTTCCCTTAGACTCAATAATCACAGTGTCGGGTTCCCAATATTCATAAAGTTCAAGCGCCTTCCTCTTTAAATCAGGAAACTCAAGTCTTTGTTTAACAGAATCTAATAAAACTAAATGAGCGACTTCTCCGGAATACAGTGTTTCATTAATACGACCTTGTGGATAAAAGACTCCCCAGGTTGTAATGGCTGAATAATCAGCCGTTTCAGATTTCAAGAACGCCGTATCATAGCTTTGTATTGTGTATTCACATTCAGGAGGGGTTTTCTCCGGCCATTCTTGCCACCACTCTCGTTTTATTAACGCGCCTTCCTCAGAAGTAGGTGATTGCATGTATTGAGCAAACCATTTTGCTCCATTGCCCAGGGCTGCTTTAATCCCTTCCAACTCTTCAATCTTCCAGTATTCTGGCCAAACGGCATCGCCACTGGGTAAAATAGCGGGTAATTCTATGACTTCCCACTGATCTCCTTGAGAGCTGCGAGACATGTCCCTAACCAGTCGTCCCGTTAAATCTTTAACCGACCAACGAGTCATAACCACTACAATCGCACCTCCAGGTTGAAGCCGTTGCCGTGGTCCAGAGGTGTACCATTCGTAAGCATCGTCTAAGGCAGATTTCGACATCGCATCTTGTTCCGAGTGGGGATCATCAATAATAAATAAGTCAGCACCCCGTCCAGCGATCGCGCCTCCCGTACCCACCGCATAATACTCCCCGCGTACTGTGGGTTGGTTTTCTTTCATGGTTTCCCACTTTCCTGCTGCTTTTGAGTCTGGATTAAGCATTGTGTTGGGGAAAATGCGTTTATAAATATCAGATTGTATTAAATCCCTGACTTTACGACCGAACCGTACGGCAAGGTCAGAGGTATGTGTTGCTTGAATAATCTTAAGTGCTGGATTGCGACCAATTAAGTAAGCAGGGAGCAAGAAACTTGCAAACTCACTTTTGGTATGTCTTGGTGGCATATTGATAATGAGGCGTTTTAACTTACCCGAAGCAATACGATCGAAGGCTTCTGCAACTATTTTATGGTGATGCCCTTCTATGAAGCTGGGCCATTGGGATTTTACAAAAGATAAAAAATCCGTTTGTGCCAGATCAATCTCAGTAATTTCTTTGTAGCGTTCGCTTAACTCAAAAAACTCTTTAAGGGTTTCTTCAGGGAGCTCCGTTAGTTTCTGTTTCATCTTTTAGTTTTAAATCGATAATTTTTGTATCAGGCAACGCGCCATTAGATTCTTTATACAAGTTATTGAGGCGCTCAATAATTTCTTCTTTACTCATGCTCTCTATCTTATTAATCGTTAGTTCTGATTTACTGACATACAATCCGGCTGCTTTTCCCCGAGCTACTTCGGCTGCAACGGCTGCAGAAAAAGAGCCCTTTGAAAAGGCTTTGTCTCGAATCTCCAGCAAATCAAGCAAGTGTGTAGACAAACTGAGCATTACTCGATCGGCTGCTCCTTTTTGCAAAAAGGTAATCCTTTCTTGTACTTTATTGTTTTTGTTTGCAGTTAAAGAAGACGCTGTATTAGCGGCGGTCTTGGGAGAATATCCGGCGTTTAATGCGGCTTTGGTCTTGGTCATGCCCAATGCAATGTTTTGAGCAAAGACTTCTTGCCTGGAAGTTAAATCCTCTTGTTTCTTATTGGCCATTAAATAATGTACCTTTTATCTGAATACAGGGGATTGGTCCCCCAAATTTGCTGTTTACTCCAAAGACCTAAGGTTCTGTTGTAGCAGTCCTTGATGCTAAATAACGGCTCTGGAAAGTTATAGGGCGCAGAAAACAAGTTTATAGCCCGCCAACTCCCAGCATTTATGTCCTTGTTTGTATAATCGCCGTTATGTGTTGTTAATAGATACTTAGAACCTGAGTTTACAAAATTTAACAAGAACTTAAAAATATCTTTTTCCGGCAAATGAAACAAAACATCTCTAGCTATGACTAAATCAAACTTTCCAAATTTATCTTTGGCTATATCTATATCTATAAATTTTATATTTTCCTTCTCGTATTTTGTTTTTACTTCGTCAACAAGGGGTTTTACAATATCCCCGCCAAGATAATTAACATCAATATCTATTTCCTTAAACCAGTTCCAGTCTCCACACCCTGCATCAAAGACAGTTTTAATATTAAACCTGTTTATTAATTCTGGAAGTTTATTTACTACATTCTTCGTTTTTGCAATCTCAGAACCATGTCCTGATTTAGTTTCCCTGGACCGCCATGAGTTGTCTAAATATATTTTTGTAAAAACCTCCTCTCTCATTAGATCAGGTACCTTTTATCTGAATACAGGGGTTTAGTGACGGGGCCGCCGAGGTTTTTAGCAGTAACTTCGCCCATGCTCCAGTGCCATGGTTCTTCCTCAGGTCTGGGTTGAGAAAAACCCACAGCCCTTAAAGCCTCGTAGGTTTCTTCTAGGTTCATGTTTTTATGATTTGGGTTTAGATCAAAGGCTTGTCCCTGTGGGTGAAAAGACTTCTCACCTGCCTGATATGGACCTTTTCTACCGCCTGCTATCCATTTATCTCGTGCCTCTATCTTTTTTTCAAGCGTAATGTAGTTGTCTGTAATCTCTATTGGGTAGGATAATAGCTCTTGTGCTTTTATCAAGGCCTTCATAAGCGTTGGTTTTAACTGAACGGGCTTTTCATAGTACGAGGTAAACGGACCATCGATCAACTCTTCGTCATACCATTCCTGTTCGGATTTCATCCATTCTGGTTTAGTCATTTTTCTTCCTCATCGTCATCAACTTCTCTGTAGTATCCCACTATATGAAGGATTTGTTCTAGGTATCTTTTTATTTCGCCCATGTTCATGGACAAGTTCTCGTAACCTTGGCTAGTTAATCCGTAAAAAGCAACCCTGGGTTCTTCTCCAGCTTCTACTTTTGCAAGGTAATCCTTCATAGTATCGGGGGTCAGTATCTTCCACTCCACATCAGATGCCTCTATCGGCTCTGGCAAAGGTGGATGATAAATGGGGTTCCGCTTTGCAACGGTTACTACTTCAACTGGTTTAACTTGCGGTTCTTTATTTACCATATCGCCTAACAACGAATAGGTGCCACAGCCGTTAATTAGTAGTAGCGGTATTATTAGTAGTTTTTTCATCAAATTGGTCTGGGTTGGTTATATTAGTTAAATCTTTGCCTACTCTAGCCGTTGCTTTATTGATCTTGCTTTCCAGCAAACCTGGTTTAGACATGGCTAACCCTTCTAAGTTATGTTTGGCAAACTTGTTTCTAAGATTGGTCACTTGTGCTTGGCTCTGGGTGTACTGCGTGTTGAGGGATTGTATTTGTACTTGGGTCTTTTTAGCCGTTTCTAAAACCTTAACAATCTGGTCGTTTTGTTCTTGGATCGTTCTTTCCAGTACCGCTTGATTATTAATCGCTGTTTGTAATTCAATCTTTACTTTATCTAATTTAGTAAACGCAACGATGTTAATCATAATGGAAATAAAGAGCACTCCACCTATAACTAGGGCAAGTTTCATTTCTTTTTCTTAACATTAACAGTCTTATACGCTTCGTTGATGTCTGGTGTTGATTCATCATCAGCAACATACCTTCCCTTTTTAGTGCGGTTTCTAACCACTTTCTCTTCAATACCTAGAAATGTTTCTTTAAACCACTTAGTTAACCCTATTTTCTTTACATAAAACGCCATTTCCTGTCTCCCATAGTTAAAAAAAATTCACAAAAAATTTTTATACATCAAAGTCCTTTTTACACTAAAAAAACACATATTACAAAAAGTAAATAAGTTTAGGTCCATGAGTCTCAAAAACTCAGCACAGGGTTAACGGTATACAATCCATGAATAAGGGGGGCTGGGGGCGTGATCCAGGGCCTTGGTCCACGGTGCACGGTCCACGGTCCAAGGTAATAGGGCCCACGGGCCACGGTCCACGGTCCAGAGCCCACGATCTGGGCCTGGGTTGCCTGGTTCATGGTTGCCTGGTTCATGGTCCACGGTGCACGGTTTAATATTATTTATTACCTGGCCTTGATGCGCTGTATATATTTCACGGCTCAGAGTGCCTGAGGGCCTTTTTTAAGTAATTAAATAGTTAATTAATGGGGTAAATATGCGGAGCTCCAGAAGGGGCTAAAATACACGGCTTTTTAACGGGTGTTTAACTGGGCTAAAAAACAAGATCCAACGCGTGTTGCCAGATCTCAGAACGAAACATAAGGGCTATAGAGCATATTTTACGGTCGTAACTACATAGATGTTGCTTTTTTCTAAGGGATTAAATGGGGTAACTATGCGGAGCTCCAAAAGTATTGGCAAAACCTGGCCAATACCCCGCCAATAACTCAGCCAATACCTCAGAAAGTCATAACTGTTATACCTATTAGAAATAGATATTGGCTTATTGGCTGAAACAGAGATTATTTTAAAAAAAAGTTTTATTTATTCGCTACAGAACACTATCAGCCAATACATTTAACATGAACCGCCCTTGTACCGTGTACCGTGGTCCAATTGCCTGGAGTATTACCAAAGTACCAAACCAATAACAAACGGCTTAAACGGCCAATAAAAAAGGCCCTGGATATCCAGGGCCTTTGATGGTTTATTAATAACCTGGGTTATTGCTTGTCGAAACCGTCAAACCAGTTTAAACCGTGGGTTTCTTCTTTTGAGCAGTGGGCCCTGGCTTGTGATTCAGTCATACCTGTTTTAATGGTTCTTTTGCTTATCTCCCCAGTTGTGGGGTTTCGTCTAAATCGAATAATTTTATATTCTTCGTGTCTTCCTCGCAGTAAAGCATGAATCAATTTAGATTCTTTTTTGCCTATTGTTTTATCTGATTTAATGGCTTTATCTATTGATATTTTATTGTATTCAGTCATTGAGATTCTCCAATAATATATCACCCGTACTGATTCGCTTGGTGGTGGTGTTGGTATCATTACAGGCCCAGGGTGTAAATTGATCCATGAAGGCGTTTCTATGCTTTGCCGTGGTTTTGGAATAATCCCAAGTCTTCGCATCTAAGGAAAGACTATAAAAATTATTAGGGCTACAACCTGGTCTATGGATAGCTAGAGCAATGATTGAATCATAAGATTTCAAAGAATAAGCAGTCATTACAGGCCCGCCCACAGGCGCCCGCCCTAGGTTTTCAATGATTAGTTTATGATTGAACCCAGGCCCGAATTTTTTAACTTTAATATGTTTCATTATTCCGCTCCTATTTCTTGGATTTCACCGTTAAAAGTGTGATTACTCAGAAGATAATCAACAACTTCGGTAAAACTATTAAACGGTGTTTGCCAACTGGGGTTGTAGTTGTCTATGATATGTGCATCTTCTTCATCACAAACAATGAAATAGTCCGAACCTCGGACCGTGCCGTAGCAATCTATATTTTTAATTTTAGTTTTCATAATTTATCCTTTCTTAGTTATATTGAACCTTCATGAATAGCATAATTTTATTAAACCGTCAAATTACCCTGGGCAATAAAAAAGGCCCTGGGATTATTCCAGGGCCTAAAGATTAAAATTAAAAATTAATCGTCTATGAGTTCAGAACAGGCATTAATAACATCATAGCCCAAAAATTCAACAGCCCAGATAGGCAAACTATCCTGGTATTTTTCAACCGTTGTATCAATTTTCATTGGCATGATCAAAAGCAAAAACTCAAAACTGGCATTATAAAAACTAATCGCCTGATTAGGAGTAGGCCCAGGAACAACGGTGAAAGTCTCGGAGTCTTCTCTTTTAATGCCGTTAGTGTCAATTTTTGGCTTTTTAGGTATTAAAGCGTTTATCTCTTTCATGTATTTAGAATTGATAGAAAAAGAACCCTTAAAACCTTTATTACTAAGTTCTGGTTTTAAATGATTAGGACCATTAAAAAGGCCCTCAGTGTTAGGAAAAGGCCCCTCAATGTTTTTGAGTTTCCATTTACGGCCCGTTGCGTCATCATAAGAATTTATAACACCGTCTGGAGCTCTCTTTATAATCAGAGAATCAAGCGCCGTTATTGGTGCTTTTTTGGACTCATTAAAAAACTCTTTACCATCAAAAACATCATTTGAAATATTAATTTCATCTTCTAAAAAAGCGTGTTCATCATAGTAAAAAACGCATCTGTGGCCGTCCGTGGCAATGATAACCGCCCCGCCTGAATCAAGCGGTTTAGCATAAACACCGTTTAAATAATGTCGAACCCCTTTCTTTGATGAGCAAAGACTGGCAAGCCCTAATAAGTGGATATTAATTTTTTCTTCTTTCATTTTTCTTTCTCCTTTCTAAGTTATAAATGACTGTTTAGCGTACATCAAAGTATCATGACCTCAAGTTTTTTTTCAAGAACTTCTTTATTAGCACCCTGGGATTCAGCTTTATTAATAAGTGCTTTTTTAATTTCTTCTTCTTGCTTTTCATGCAACCAATTATAAGCAACACCCGATAAATGCTCATAGATAACCCCGACTATTTGCTCCTGGACGGTTTCACCACCAAGGCCATCAGACATGGACCATAAATCAGAATTATGGGCAAAAATCATTATTTGATCATAAGTATAAACAGATAGGCTTGAATCGACATATTCATTTATATAATCACCATCATTTTCCAGGATTGATTCTTTTTCATCTTCCAGGCAAGCAATTAAATCTTCCTCAATACTAGAGAGTAAATAATTATTCTTTTCTTTTTCTTTGTCTTTCAAATACTCATTGGCATAGTATTCAATTCTGTTTTGGTTCAAGTCTTTTATGTATTCCATTTCGTTCTCCTTTCTAAGTTATAAATTTGTAATAAGCATAATTATTTGCTCGTTTATTTTTTTCTTCAAAGTAATCAGCCAGGGCTGTAGAAAAGACTCTTTTTTTATAATCTTCTTCTATGCTTTCCTCACTTTTTAAAAAATTCCAGGGTTTCTTTTCCTTTAACTCGGACAACTTTTCTTCATAAAAGGAATTTGATCTTTTTGGATATTGATCCTTGAGCCAATCATAAGCAACATCAGACAAGACCAGATAAACATCTTCTTGTGAGTCTTTACTGAAACTTTCGTCCCTGGAATATTTTTTGATTAAATCATCAAAGAAACAACTTATATCCAGTTCACCAAAAGGAATATTATTTTTTTCTACAAAAGCCCGATAATCAGAACCTTTTTCTTTTAGGTCCTTTGATGCCTGGTAAACCGTGGGCCGTGTCTCTAGGTCCTTGTAAAATTCTTTGATTAAATGCTTTATAGGGTGTTCATCATACCAACCTGGATTTTTGATAATTGGAACAGCGATATCATACTCTTTCATGATTCTTCCCCTCTTGTTAACTCTGCCCAAGCCATTTTCTTAGGAACAGGCGGTCTTTGATACCAAGAATGATGACCACCCCAACAATCATTCTCTATGAACATTGCTTGATTCACCCACTTGTATAACCAAGCTGTTCTATCTCTTTGATTAGTTCCATGAATAAAATAACCCAGGGTAGATACTATGTACTTATCCCCCCAATGCCAATGGCGATCATTCCACCCTAGAAGATGTAGTGGTTTAAAGCCCTCACCAAAAATTCTACAATGGCGAAGTCCATTACTATCTGAAAAGACAATAAGATCATCTTTGTTTCCCGATATTTTGGAAGGAATACGCAAGACATTATTTCCATAACGCTCTTTTATAGTCTTCAGGTTAGCCACTTCTATGGGATTATTTCCTATTGCTCTAAATTCGTTGATATAGGGTTCTTTCTCTTTCATTACTTTCTCCTTTCTAAATAGATGAATGAATGTTTAAAATAGCAAAAGCCCCTGGCTTTGTCAAAAATCACTTAATGAACCGTTTTAAGAAAGGAATAAAAATTAACGGTATCAAGCAACCAATAACAATTCCAAAGGCCATACTGTGCATTGTGGGATCAACAAGACTACCCAATAGATCACTTACTGTGTTTCCAATACCACCACCCCAGACAGCGCCCATAGCCCCATTACCTTTTTTGAAAAATCTTTCAATTTCCAAACCAGTAATGGCCCCACCAATAAGAACCCCATTATCAACCAACCCAAACACTAAACCTTCAATCATTCTGCACCCTTTACATACCCAGAGACAACTTCTTCAATTCCTTCTTCACAACAGCCGTCCCAAAGTCCGTTTAATGCAATATCGAAAATATGCTCTCGCGTTTCTTTGTTATTTGGTAGTTCTGGAAACTTTTTCATAGCGATAGCAATTTCTTTTTCTAGGATAGGATAGGCACAATCAGTACAAGTATAGTTCATATCTAAAAACTCATGCCATGTGTATTCTTGATCTATTTTCTCTCCACAAGCATCACATTGTTCACCAATTTTAACTTCGCCACCTTTAAACCAATAGTCTCTTACTTCTTGCTCTGGTTCACTCATCATTCTGCACCTTTTCTTCATCCACTAAGTAGTCAATCAAAAGTGTTCTTGCCGATTTATCTTTTTCTAACAACACAAGCAACTCGTAGATAGCTGTCCAATCTCCATTTAAAATATCGTTTTTCATTTGTTCAAAAACATTGTTTGCTATTGGTTCAATCATCATTCTTCCCCTGGACCTTTTGTATTGGTCCTTTTTTGATTTTTATTATTGCCTGGTTGATCCAGTCGTAAAGATTTAAGATTGTGTCTAGTAGTTTACTCATCAGACACCCCGTCGTCTAAAAACTTTTGAACCGCTTTTACGAGGGCACTCCAATGGTCATCAGTAAATATATCTTCGTCTAATTCACTGATAGAAATTGGCCAGTCTATTATATTGTTTTGTACTTCGATCTTGAAATTAAGATCATAAATTTTTGGTTCCATTCTCCTTTCTCCTTTCTAAATAAAGTAAATGAGTTACAAGACTATCTTAAAATTACTAAAAAGACAATTTTTTATCCCTTCTTCTGATTTGGTCCAAGATTCGTTTTGGAATAATAGAGTAATTGCGGAACACTTTTTTTCTTTTTTGCCACAAGGTATAGGATAAAAATTCAGAGTCAACTGGGGGAGCTGTCGTTTCCTCAAACTGTTCTGCCTTTCTTAGTATTTCAAGAGGACAATGGGCCATTATTTTTCCTCAAGTTCTTCCAGGACCACTCGTTTTTATCGTCAAGTTTCCAACCACGGTCAAAAAGTTCATTCTGAACATCAACCACCAACAAAAAATCGGGTGTACTTGACTCTTTGAGTCTTTGGTACAGCCTTAGTAAATCAATGTCTGTTTTTGGAATCAAATCTCTTTCCCATTCTCTTTTTCTAAAAATCTTAGTCATTATTCCACCATCTTAAATGCTTGTCGTTGTAAGGTGGATAACCACCCTCTCTTAGTTTTCCATCAATCCTTTCTTCTGTTGTTTCTTTGCGAAACAATCTTAAAAACCAGTTAATCATGGCAGTACAATGTCCTTTAACTTCTCAATCTTTTGTTCAAGAACTTTGATTTTTAATGTTTTTCTTTTGTTTCTTCTTCGTAGAGCTTCTGCCATGCTTTTCCAATATTCTAACTCTGCGTCTACTTTTGGCCCTGTCTTATCCAAACCCCAGGCCTTTATCGTGCTGTATTCTTCTTTTACCATAATCTAGTGCAATGTTTCTCCGTTGTTTCTGTACTGGGCTTCTAAAAACTCGTCCCCTTCTGCTATGTTGTAGGACTTAAGCCGTAAAGACATTTGCCAAAACAACTGCTGTAAAATTTCATATCGTTCCTGGACCGCATCAAGTTCTTCGATTACTTTGTGTAGCTCGTCAACAAGATCGTCTTGAAACACTTTTGTTATTTTTAATTTAACCATAGTTTTTTTAAAAAAGGATTGCCATTAAACAAAGCACAAAACCAAAAACACGAACAAAGACAATCCAGAGAAGTTTAAACATTTTTAACCACCTTTAGTCTAGCACGGTTCATGGAGCACCTGAGAAAATACCCTCATCTCTTAAATACTTGTCAACAGCCCAACCAATCGCTATGTTGTAGGTTTCTGGGTGTTTTTCTTTAGCCAGGCGAACAAGAACTTCTTTGTAGAAAAGGTCTCTATCCCACTCAGCAATACTTCCTGGATCAATGTCCTGGACGGCTTGCTCCGCGTCAACCATTTCGTTTTTTAGTTGGCCCATGTCTCACCCCTAACCCATAAAGGCGGTACTTTCGCACCGTAGGTAAAAAAAATATCTGTTTCCACTAAGGCTCTCCCTTTCACAATATAACCTAAGTCTAGGAGTTGATGCATAAGTTTTACATGGTGGTTATACCACTCTTTTGCTTCCCGCTCACTGGCTTCACCGTCTCTCCAAACAATTTCATCAGCAAGGTCCGAGCCAAGCTCAAAAAAAACAACCTCGGCCTGATCTTGGTTTCTTGGAAAAGCCACACCTCTCAGAACACAATATTCAAACAAAGCCTTAAGCATCATTCACCTCCGTTCCAGGCAAGTCCATAAACTCCCAATCAATCGATTCTTCTGTGAAAGAATACTCGGTGTTAATTTGAATCATTGTGCCATTCAAACAGACAGGTATTTCTTGGTCTATGTCTGCACTTCGCATGATGCCTTTAGGATACATTCCCACAAACACTTCTGTTGGTCTGCTGTGAAATATAATTCTGAGTAGCTCTACGATCTGTTCATTGTTTAGCTGATTAACCAAATCGTGCATTTCTATAGGTTCTCCGTTTAAAATTATTTCACTCATTGAAAACTCTCCTCAAAAACTTCCTCTGCAATCTTTACTTTAATATCGTCTCGGTCATCATCTGGATGAAGGCGGTGTTCCTTGGCCAATGTATTTATTTTGTCGTCCAATAAACCTTTGTTATCTTTTGAGTCTATATCCTCATAAATAAGTTCCATGACATAATCAACATAATCGTTACTCACCGTCCACCTCCTTTACCTCATTTTCAAACATTTCTTTTTCTTGAATACACTTATTACAAGTTATGACTATTTGTGGCATATCCCCATGTAGCGTATAACCACAAGTATCACACTCCAGCGTGGGTTGATAATCTTTAAACCTTTTCATCATTCACCTCGCAAGTAAAACAAATAGTTCCTTCATCTGTATTGATTACATAAAAATCCTCTACATCTGTCGTCTTCTCTGAATACTCATCTCCACAATGAATACAAGTCCACCCATCAGGATAGGCATGGACAGCTTCTTCTTTAAATATTGATTCACTCATAATTCCTCTCCATGTCTTCGATACTAACCTTGTACCGTGTACCGTAAACATCAATAATTTTTATTGTTTTTGTTAAAGGGCCTATAGCGTAGTTTGATTCTTCTGAGCTGACATAGCCTACTTTTTTAATGATGGGTAGTTCCACCAAGGTGGGTTCAACAATACAGTCTTTTAAGGTCTTCTGTATCTCTCTGGCAATATATTCGCAAAACACTCCAGGTAACATATCTTTCTCCGTTTAATTAATTTCTAAGTTATGTAACAACCATATAGGAAATAATCATCAAAGTAAAGGACTTTAATACCCATCAAAGAATAGTGTTTGTTGCAAGAGCTCCCAGTCATAAGGCAGTTTTAACTTGAGCCGTGGTTCGTG